CCTTCGCAACCGATTGCTGTAGCTTTAAGTGAGCCAATTGAATCTGATCCGCAAACCCGATACAGCTATCTACCATAGACTTAGGCATCATCTTAAGCATATTCGTAGCGCAAGCAGAATAAGAAAGGGTAGCTTTAGAAATATCGTGGACGTTCTTAGGTATGTTAACCTCTTTACCGTAGTTGAATAGGAAATCAGTGCCAAGAACGTAGCAACCGCCATAGATGACCGCGTTCTCAAGCTTCTCTACAGACCGCTCATACACAGAGTTTAAAGGGGCTTTATAATTGTCCCCTTTCATATAAAACCCTTGGTTGCCGTACTTGCTTTCTTTCTCTTCGAAATAGATACAGTCCACAGCAGTAAATTCAAAATCAAGAACCTCGATCATGTATTCGTCAAACCCGTAGTTCGACGCATTATTATAAGCGTCGTAAGAAGATTGGTTTAGCTTAGAAGCATCATAACCGTATTTCTTCTGAGCTTGCTTAGCAATTTCTTTATATTCTTCGTCCGTAAACTGATCAGAAGCAATCCGTCGAAGCTCCTGGATAGGCATTCTTCTTACGTGACCAGCATATACCAAGTCAGAAAAACTAGGGTCTTCTGTGTAGCTATGTATAAAGTTCGCTGGGTCTACGTAGTCGGTCTTAATTCCGTAAGAGGGATCGTTAGATCTTTTGATAACCGCCATGCCTATCGTAGCCATGTCGTTGACGGATCTGCGATAAATCGTATCGTTAAAATCATTCCAAGACAGCGTCATGTTTGTAGCTATCTGCGCTGCAATCTCAGAAGAAGACTTGATGTTGTTCTCAAGGAAAATTTCGGCCTCTTCTAATGTCTCTGGGACAGAATCAAGATCGCCCGCTACATCAACCCCCGTTTTTTGCTTAATTTGACGAAGGGTTTCTTTCTGCTGAATCAACATCTCTGTCTTTCGTCTTTCGGCGTCTTTTTCAGAAGAAGAGAGAGGATCAATAGCCTCTAAGTTAGGATACGGAGATAGAGATAAGATCTTGTTTACTACAATGCGAACAAATTTTGGAAGGATTGGAACAGGGGTAAAGTCAAGGTTAAGCATGCTGCCGTCCCCATTATTAGGGTCTAGCGTATTAAGTAGCTGCTTATAAATCTTAGTGTCCTGGGTTCCGTTAGCGTAGTCTCTATTTCGCGCAAAAACCTTAGATCTTTTATTATATAACCCTCCCTCTTGGTCTACGTTCCCCCACTGCTTGTATATAGCTTTCGCATAGCTAAGGCCATACTCCTTTCCTTCTTTTACCTGTGCTGATGCGAGCGGGTCGGGGAATCCAGAAGCACTTTTACCTTTATCGTTGTACATTTACCGTTAGTGTTGCGAGATTAGCTCTTGCAAATATAGTAAAACTACAAGTGCCAGGTTTTCGGCTTAAAAGTCCTAAAGAACTGCTTCTCGTTAAAGTCAGCCTTAGGCTTTTCTTTCTTTGTTTTCTGAGCACCAAGTAGCGCTAGTCCAGAGCTGATAGTCAAGTCAAACTTAGTCCTCTTGTCTATTTTGTACCCAATCCAATCTTCTAAAGTCTTGTTAAAGTACATGTTACCAAACTCAGCAGACTCTGGCTTTATCCCTACGTGATCATGAATGTAAGCCTCGATAGCCTGAGCGTGAGACTGGATAACGTCCTGAGAGTTAGACGGGATCCCTTTAGTCCTAACATTTACAGAAGAGTTGCCAGTTTTAAGGTGGTCTGGCCTATCCATTAGATACCCATCATAACCTCTTGCTTCAAAGTACCGCACGATGCCGTATTTGTTGTTCTCCACAAGTAAAGGGTATCCATAAAAAAAAGAGCACATAAGGACGTCTTCGTAGAAAATACTTGCTAAGTCTGGACGAGAAGCATACTCTACTACAAACATATTTGCGGGGACATCCATGTTAAACTTATTGTACATATGGAGGGCTCCTTTAGATCCGCGACCGTCTACAGTAGAGTCTAGATCGTATGAGTCAACACCGCCTACACCAATGTGTTTGTTAGGGGCGATTTTCTTACCTCTTTCGTCAGCTTTGTTATTCCTAAGATGATCAGGCGGCATCCAGGCAACTCGGAACCGTCCATTTGGATCTGGAGAGAACACTACTTCTTCGTCTTTCTTTCGCCATACAAAATTACCCTGTACAACAGGATTAGGGTATAGGTCGTCATTAAACTCTATCTGCTGATAGATCTTACCTATATTAAATAAGCTTCCTTCTATGCTGTCCCTAAACGCCTCGTCTGTAGTGAAAGGGAACTGCCTAATAACCTCGTTGAGCTCCGAGGGGTCATCTTTAAAGGATTTACGATCGTTTTTTAAGTAAGTCTTACTGCCCTGGTCAATCATTTCCCCGTCAATACCCTCTATGGGTTTTTCTGGATCTTCTATAACTGGGTTACCGTGCTTATCGAAGAAACCTTCGAGAGCTTCGTAAGCGGGAATAAAGATCCTATACATGCCAGATCTCGTTCGTCCGTTATCGTTTCTTTGAGACGGATCAGAGTCATCCCACAAATCTTTATATTCATCTCCTCCCTTACTCATTGGGTTTACGGTACTCCCCACAAGAGCCTTCCCTACAATACGTTTACCTACAATTAAGCAAGTTCTCTCTACGCGCCACGCCTCACGAATGTCGGTAGGCTTCTCCCACTTGCCAGCCTCATCGAGGTATAACATATGCAGCTTCTCCCCGTCATAAGCGTTGTTTGTGGTGTTCTTCCAGTTAATACTGCTGTTCAGGGCGTCTCCTTTATAGGATGTCTTATTGTTTTTGGTGATACGCTTAGAAGGCTCTCTAAAAGCAAGCTCCATACGTGGATTTGTGGTACCGTCCTGGATAGGTTTAAAGAAAAACGGGTAGCCTCTAAAGATAGAGACCACTTTCTTCATGAAGATGTTTTCCTGAGCGTCTTTACCAGTCTTCGACTGAATACCAAGAAGTTTCTCTTTAACCTGACTAGCTTCGTCAACAAGTACAGCACTACAGACATTAGTGTACCCAGAACGGCGACACTTAGTATAAAGCTGACCGAAACAACGAGTATCAGCTTCACACGCAGCCATGTGGACATAGATTTCTCTTTGGAATTGTAAGAATTGAGGATATCCGACATCGATTTTAGACCATTGTAGAAACATATAGTGCCGCCCTGTAATATACGTAGGGATGCCATTATTGTAAAACCAAACACCGTCACGGCGACGCTGAAACTCTTGTTCGATGTAAGCAGAAAACTTCTTGCGGAACTCACTCGGTTTTTCGTGCCACTCATCCATACTTCGAACCCTTTGCATTTCCTCAGGCATTGGTATCCTTTGCCACAGCTGCATGTGCTTTGGCCGATCATGGAAGAGAATCTTCGATCGGGGTGGTTTCTTTGGAAGGACAACGAGAAGCCCATGTAGTTCGATAGCCTCTCCCTCTGTACCGTTAGGGTCGATCTTAATCCCTTGATCTTCATAACCTTCTATGTCTATAAGGATGGACATTAATAGCTACTACCTAACTTATTCATACGCCCTAAACTAGGGACACCCTTCTTAGGGTTGGTAAGCTTCATCTGGGATCCGCATTCGCAAGTACCTTCGACGTAATAAGCTTTGTCGTCCTTCACTCGCATAGTAAGGCTCTTCTCGTATTTTTCTTTCCCGCAATCGGGACAGTATAAGTCTGGCATAATTCTAAATTTAATTTGTACCCCCGACAGGATTCGAACCTGTGACCCACGCCTTAGAAGGGCGTTGCTCTATCCAGCTGAGCTACGAAGGCATGTAAACTACCTTAAAGTTTTGGTTTAAGTAATCGTCGCTAATTGTCTGATTGTCAGAATAATAACTAAAGTTACTTGGAGAACCTTTCTGCAAAACCACCTGAATAATCTTTTTGTTCTTCGATTTCTCCATTTTCTTTTAATTCTTTTACCATCTGTTCTAGTTTCTGGCGCTCCACCAAAAGCTCTTTACAATCAATAGCCGTTTGCTTTATGGATTGGAGCTCGGCCTTACGTGCGCTACCTCCAGCTTCTGGATCGACAGGCTTCTTGACTTCCTCAATCATATTATTGATTGCGACCTCCATGCTTGACATAAGGCGCTGAGAGGCATCTATTGTAGTGAATTTAGATTTCGACATACATCAGGTCTTCTGCGCGAGTTCTATAATACTCTTTCTCGTCAATAGTAACGCGGTAATCCATGTTCTTTCGAAAGCCTACTACATCTCCTACTTTAGCTCCTACATCCTCAATCCAAGGAGCCGTAAACGCGACACGACCCTTTGTAACAGGGACCTCTGAGAATTTAACCAGCTCGATAGTATCCGACTCTTGAACTTTCTCTTCTTCGACGGGCTCAAGAAGGCTCCAACCCGCAAGAGGGTGTATATCCCCAGTATGCTGATCTTTATAAGCAATAGCCTGATTATTAATAGTATGCTCTGGATCAAAGCGAACAGTATAGTGATTATGCTCTCCAGTAAGTAGCTGACCTTCGTTAAGCACCACGAGATGATGGAAATAGAGCGTGTCCCCAACCTCAACCCCTGTATCGTGTTTAAAAGGCGCCGCCACAACGGGACCTTCTTGGATTCTGTTTTCAAATTCATTAAATTTAGTATCTATAAAAAGTTCTAACCCTCCAGGGGTCGTCATCGTGTCCTCAAGCTGTTTGTCTAGCTTGACGATAAATAAGTCGAATGTTCTCATCAATTAAAAATTCAGATCAAACTCTAACATACAAGGCATCTCATCGATTGCTTTCCAAAGGACTGTCCCTTCTTCGTTCTCAATGTACACCAAGTATCTCTTCTTTCCAAATTTAACGAGTGTTCTTTCGTCTTCTAAAATAGCAGAAACTTTTCCGTCTCCCGCTCGCATGCCTGTATAGTAAGCCATGCCGTTTTTAGGGTCTTTCCCTACGATTATTTTTCTAATAAGCCCTTCCATTGTATTTAGTTTAGTGAAATACCTAAGTCTCCGAGAAGTCCATCGAGGGAATCTTCATCAGGCTGGTACATTGCGTCCATCAATTCTTTAATTACTTCTAGCTCGTCCCTACTGTCTAGGTGAAAACTGTACATCGTCTTTACTTGTGCGGTCTCCTCTTCTGAGTCCATGTCATCTTCATCAAAAAGACCGATAACTACAGAAGCAAGAAGGCGATCTTTAACTTCGAACTCCTCAATTAGCTCCTCCATCTTTTTTACCAAATGGTACATCTCCGCCAGGAACTGTGTGTCTTTGCCTTCCATGATATAACTTTGTTGTATTCCAAATATACAACTTTAATTATGCCAAAGTCTGAAGTAAAGAAGTCAAAACTATTTAGAGAGTCGTCAAAACTTACTGACAAGTACGTAAAGCACAACTACCTAAAGAATATTAGGAACGTCAAGACTGAATTCATCTTAAAGAACAAGATACCTGGAAACTGGTTAGACTTTATGCTATGGACATATGACTTAGAATTCTTTACTATATGGTACGCGGCGGACGAGTACGGAATGTATAAAGACAACCTAGCGGACAGACTTATATACCCTATGCTAAAAGAAGGGTATCTCTACAAGCACTTCGATAAACTTACTCCGTCTCAGACAAGGGAAGATCACTTGTTTCGTGATGAGACGAAATACAACTACCGTGTAAGATATGCGCTATCGCAGAAAGGCAGAATGGCGGTACAGCGTTTTTACAACAGCCTTTAGCGGCCTTGACCACGGTATGATTTCTTGTAGTTTTTGCTGTCTTTATTGCTGGAGGTCTTTGTCTTTGAGTGAACCCCTGGTCTAGATACAGACGCCCCGCTAGGAGCACTGTCGTTTAGTTGCTTTGCCATATTAAATTACTTTATAGTATACTCCTTTAACGTCGCGGTATGCCCGCTTGACTTGTTTTCTGTTAGCTGGCTGATTCGGAGCGTAAGACGCTTCGTTTTTGTACGATACATGAACCCAGTCTGGAGATTCGTCATCTCCGAACTCCCAGATCAGCTGATCGAATGTAAGGTTCTCTTTAATAAAACGAAACAACTCTCTATTGGTTACCCTGCCGTATACATCGGCATCGATATCCAAAGCCTGCCCTGATTTATGCTGAGAGTACTTACTCCCTCCGATAGCCTTATTTAATTCTTTACACCTAAACCCAGAAGATATATATAAAGGAACTCCGAAGTGATCTCGTAGCGGCTGAAACACTTCTTCTGCAATAGCTTTAAGGTTTTTAATATCAAATTCTTCAGGGCTGTTGTCTATCCCCAGACGATTTGCCGTATTTGATTTCGTTACTTCCTTTAGGGTGAGGTTTTTGCTTAGCTTCATTGAATTTATTTTTTTCTGCTACCCAAGCTGGGTTGATTCTCTTGATCGACGGGTTGAAATAATACTTTTTCAATCTACGATTGGTTAACTGATCTGGATCTCGGATTAGGAAAAACGAAAACTTTGCCGTACCTTGAGATCAGCGAAACCAAAAATACAACAAACCAATTAATTCAATCGCCATGAAAAACTTTCTTTTAATCCTTGCCCTTGCAGTATCCGTTACTGCTGTCTCTCAAAACGACAACTTCTTTCAAGAGAAGGCGTCTGTAAAGCTTTTCTTTAAAGCAGACTTGAACGTCGATTACATCGTTGTAATGCCTGAAGATCTGAGCAACGTATACAACGGGGTCCGAAACGTAGATTATGAAAACGCAATTACGTTCCTTTCTCCTGGAGATTTTGTAGCGGTAGGAGTTTCTTACAACGAAGACGGATCTTACAGCCCTCTCACATGCTTAAAGCCATTTACGGTCTCAGACGAGACAGTAAGTTTAAGTACAATTACACTAGTAAGCGGTCAGTAATTAAAGCTGTCCGCTCTCCATCATTCTAGCAATGATCTCGGCAAACTCTCCTTCTCGCAACATTGGCGGGAGAGAAGTTTTGTCTTGAGATTCTTTTGTTGCCCAAGCCTGATTTCCTAACCTGTTAATCTTGTCGTCATAATAAGCTCCAGCTTTGCGTTGAGCAGAGCTTCCTTTTCCTGCGGCAAAACCAGCATTAGTTCCTTGGTAATCAGAATTAGATCTGTTGAACATTAAACGGGGGTCTCTAAAGTCTCCTAGATCTGCCGTTGTTCTTCTTTCTGACTTAAGATCAGACATACGCTCCTTTGCTTCTCGCCCTGTAAGAGGACTTCCTCCCCTAGAGCTTAAAGCCTTTAGGGCGTCCATAAGCTCTCTTACGTCTCCTGGCTCTACAGCGCTGTCCTCAATAGGGCCACCTCCATTTTCATACACCTTACCACCGTTCATATATGACTCAATCATCTTATAGAGATCGGCCTGACCACCCTGATTGTATTTAGCTGCTTTCA